TAGAGCGGGTGACGGGGATCGAACCCGTGACAAGAGCTTGGAAGGCTCGCATGTTACCGCTACACCACACCCGCAAGGCGATCCAGGTAGGACTCGAACCTACGACCGACTGCTTAGAAGGCAGTTGCTCTATTCCACTGAGCTACTGGACCATGCATAAAGTATAACACATGATTTTGTGTTCGTCAAGCTACCAAGATGTCCCATCAAACCTGACAAACAAGAGTCTACACGTATATATGACTCTTGTCAAGGATTTTAATTTCTAAATAGCAGTACACCTACCCATGGTCACTTTAATGAGATCCTTAGCTTTGGCTTTTGGAATGATTTTGATGACGACATCTGCTCATGCAGGTGCCCTTACTCATAAACTTTCTAGTAGTGTGCAACTTACTGTTGATGCCGCTGCGACGAACGTAACAAGACTTGGATCGACGTTCAGTATTTCAGGAAATAATATCGATACTACGGACGGATCAACTGCTGGAACAGTCTCTGCTGGCACGATCACCTCTGGTGTATACAACCCAGGAACTATTGCAGCAACCCAAGACACTGCTGGATCAGCATTTTCTTTCAGTCAGTCTTACGTTCAAGCTGATGCATTGCCTACTGCTGCCCCATCGGTGGGTGAGGTTGCTAACTTCGGGTCGATTACAAGCACGGCAGCTGGGTCGGCGGGCAACTTAGCTGGTACTGTGACCAGTGCGGGTGCTCTGACAGTGACGGCTGGTGGAGCTGGTAGTTCTGCTGTGGGACAATTTGTTTCGGAGCTCTCGATTCTCCACTAAATATGAGGGAGGTCAAATCTCATGACTTCTGGAAAGATAAAATCATATATTGTGCTGTCTGCGGTGGGTGCGTTTGTCACACTTGCTCCTGCCCAGGCGGTCCCCGTGGTCCCAAATTTCACTCAGGGCTCAATGACGAGCCACACGGAGACAACCTCCAAAGTGACTGAGACGATTAATTCAATTGACTATGCAACAGGATGGACTTATTCAGTAAGCGGTACGAACGTGGACAACGGTGGTCAATCACTCAGTCCAAACCCAACAACCAACACAGTCGTAGTGAATCCCCTAGGGGGCACAGAAGGGCAGGTAACAAGTCAGAATGCTGGACTAGACCTGTCGAATCAGAACTTCAAAATCACTCGCCCAGGAGAGGCGTTTCAGTTCACTACAACGTACATGGGTCCGGGCATGACGAACCAAACTGTGATCCAAAGAGAGACCACAGTAACCAGCGTCACGGACACCACAAGTATCTTTACCCAGTAAAAGTATTATGCCTGTCTGCCCTGAGTGTGGTTGTAAGTGCCCCGACTGCGATTGCAGCGGATGTTGGGGGTGTGAGTGCAACCGCAAATCCAATCGCGAATAGCTCTGGCTCAGTGACGAACCAAGCCATTCAGGTGTTACAAGGTCCATACATTACCAATCAGTATGGTGGAGGAGTCGCCTGTCAAGGACCCACTGCTAATTTCACACCTTTTGTTACTCATTCACGTGGATATAAAGATCCATTTGAAACAAGATACATGGAACCACAATACGATGTCACTGACTTTGAGGGTCGTATGGTTGAAGTTCAAAAGAACGTAAAGAACTGGCCTTGGGAAACTTGGTACGACAATAGAACTTACACTAATGCAGAGGGTGAAGAAGTTCGTGCATATGAAGATGGTGCTGACATGACTATCACTGTCATGGAAATGCAAGGAGATGGTATCCCTGACAATCCCGGCGACGTGATCTGGGAAAAACCGATCAGAACAGGACAACAAGATAATTACAGTACAAATATTGGTTTCTCTGCAACGCTGTCCTTCCCTCTTGATGGTGGATTACAGGAGCGTTGTAAGGCAGCTGCCGAAGGACAAATCGAAATGCAGCGGCAATTGATTGCTAACAAGCGATTAGATTTTGAGCTTGCAAGACTTAAAAATTGTGGTCAGTTAATGCAGCAGGGTATCAGTTTCAAACCTGGTACAAAATATCATGCTATCTGTGCAGACGTTTTAGTGCAAAATGTGAATACTGTGGCACAACATTCACACACTATTCCCTCCCCTTCAACTTCCGTATTGCGTGGTTCCTCACCCTCTGCTCAGAAATCCTCTCCGAACGTGATTGTACCGGGAGCTTCTTACCCCGTAAGGAGGCAATCTTCTTCAATACCTTCTTCACAGTCGGTTTCACCGCTTTTAACACCAGGTCAGCAAGAGGTTTTGCAAGCAGTGCCGAGGTCGTTGCCACAACAGCGATAGAAGCAGTGGCAGTAACCATTGCTGGTGATGGAAGTGCCTGTATCACTTGATCAGGTACGCTAAGTTTCTCCTTCACCGGCAAACATTCTTTGCCTACTCGTTTGTAATCAATAATTTTTTGTGTACCATTGTTCACAATGGTGCCAACAGGTTCTTTTAATTTCTGTTCCTCTGTCGGACACGGTGGTAATGGTGGTGTCTCAGCAGGAGGAGGTGTCTCTACCTTTGGTTCTGGTGGTTTATATGGTGGTGGATCAGGTGCTTTATATTCTCTCTCGATATTCAATCTGTTTGGATCATAATCAACAGGGTTGAAACTTGGTGTCCCTGCATCACAATATGTCTGTATGTTCTTCGGGTCCTCATCTTTCAGAGATAAGTTCTCATCGTTGTCTTTATGTGCCTCTACGCAACCAGGTATATTAACAATAGGCGTTCCTACCTGTTCAGTGACAGGAGGATAGATCGGCAATGCCTGAGGAGGTTCTTTCATCCACCCAGGCATTGTCATGACTCTTAAATCACGAATATCACTGATACGAATTACCGCATCTGGAATGAAAATCTCACGAATTTCCATCAGCAGTCATTGAAGATACCACCAACAGTTGATCCAGCAGCTTCACCTGCCTTCTGACCAAGCAATAGTGCCCATCCAGACGCTAACCAACCGATATATGGGATACCAGTGACAGCAGGCACGGCAACACCAGCAGCAATACTAGTTCCTGCCATTGCACCTTGACTCCGTGCGCCAGCGTCCGCCGCTATGCACTCTGCGCTTACACCTCCTCCGGTCTTTCCCACTTCACCTATTTCACCCCCTTGGGTATTTCTATATCCCTCAGCGGTATATTCATCAATTCTCCACTCTTTTCTGGTCTCATCAATGTAATTTTTATTTCCAAAGAAACCACTCTTGGATTTTTCTACGTCTAGATCCAAGGTGCGTTCAGATTTTAACGTCTTCGGATCATTTGCATTGTACCTAATAGAATACCCTTCCTTGCCCACGTTCACATCGTAGGAAGAATAGGGTCCAGTAGGTAAATTAATCGATGGCATCGGAGTTCTCTGATTAGTAGCATTAATCAGATGACCTAAGACACCAATGTGTGCAACAGCAACAACGCTACCCAATCCAAGGGCAGTCCATTTGAAATAATTCATGGCATTTGTAACGGAATAGCAGGTCCAGTTGTATCTGGCAGCGGCACAGAATCATCAAGGACACCCATAACGGAATCTACGACAATCTCCTGCAATCTTTCTTTTGCCTCATCTCTAAATTTGTCCTGATTAACATAAGTGTATACCAGAACGCCAGTGAGAACACCAGCAAAAGTAAAGTTAAAGATAACTAGGGCGTTTAGAATTTTCTGCATGATTACATTTTGTAAGTTTCATCTGAGGTAACGATCTTGATCGGACCTTGCTCTACTCTAATGGTCTGAGTAGGTGCAGTTTGAGCTGCGGCAGCAATTAGTTTTTCAAGATCTGCTTTGGTGATAGCACCAGCACCACCAGCAGCGGCAGCACCATTAGCACCATTCATTTTCATAGTGCCATCATTAGATTTTTTAGCCGTTTGAACCCCGAACGTAGCTAAAACCCCAGTAAACACGCTGGCTATGAAAGTTGGATCGATCTTTTGCTGTGGCAATCCAGGGATTGTCACATAATTAAGGGTAAGAATACCACCAGACCAAATTAAAATACCTAATCTTACTAATGTGCTGAGGACTGCTAGTTGTTCGTCAGCGTCCTCAACTTTATCTTTGAGTCTACCAAGAGGACCTTTCTTTTTGGGTTCTTCCTTCTTTACTTCATCAGACATATAAAGCGGCACAAGGCAGCTCTATTTAGTAATATA